CGTTTCTCAAGTTAACGAGGTCAGTCGACAAATAGCGTCCCCACTTAGAAGAAAGGTGGGTGCTCCGGAAATACCGGCGTCTGATTTTCGCAAAGTTATTTCGCCTGATTTCGTTTCCCCCTCCTCTCAAAATTTAGCACTTTCTCTTCTGCCCTTGGCGGGTAAGGGTGATAAGCCCTATGTTGTTCCTGAACATCGTAGGTGTGAACTCCCCCTAGCTGTCGAGTTCCCCAGAAGAGATGCACTTATCTTACATGCTCCCCGGGGGAGTGGTGCTAAGATATACTTCAGTCCAGATTATTCTAAGAACGATTGTGGATTGATGTGTGCAAATCTTGAGAGTTACATTCGTAAAGAGAATCGATATGCCAGTAGTTTTCTACTGTCTTGTCTTCCTATATACGAATGGGATCCAGTTGGGAAGAAGGCGATCCTCGTTGTTGACAGTACTGCTACTGATGAACATTTTAGGAATAAGATTCCTAATGCTCATGAAGGCCATTTATATGCTAATATGGCTTCGGAGTTAGCTTTGCGTTATTACGAGGATATCGGCTCACTGGTACAGGTGTGGGTAAAGCTAGAAGTCGGATCGGCGCATGCTATTTTGCCTCTAGATACTTATGATGCTCGTTTGCACCACAAGTATACTGATGGCCATCGCTATGTGCATGGAACTTGCGTCTTACTTTATAGGGATGTTAAGACCTTAAAGAAAGACGTGGGTTCCCGAAGTGAGTATGTAAAACCGTACTTACTTTCTTCTGGCCCTTCAGGTGAGAAACCGAAGGAGAAAGAGGAAGGAAAAGGTAAGAAATTGGAGAAGACCCCTAGTGAGAGGTCAACTTCGTCTTCTTCGCCTTGTCCCTCTGCTTCTGTTACTGGATCCGGTAGCAAGAAGAAAGTCCCTGAAGACACGCGTGTGGTTGTAAAACTTCCAGAATGGACTCAGCACTTTGACTATGGCTCTACCGATGAACTTAAGGTTGAGTATGAAACTAGTAAGAATACGTTTCATGCTTGCTTTAAGTATGCTCGGTATAGGCTGTGGAATGTTGCTGCAACAGCAGGGAAGATAAACTACCGCGGTCCTAGTCCTAAAGCACTAACCAAAGCCAATCTCGCCATAGATGCTAGTTTGCAGGCCGTTTATGAGTTCCAACTGCCGACTGCTAGGGATGAGCTTGCGCTTTTAGTTATAGTGCCCATACGCCCTGGTACTTACCCTCTGTTCGATAACGAGGGTAGTATCGAGAGGCATGGGGACTTGTCGCTTACTATTAACCTACGGGGTATGTTACAGTCGTTTGAACAAGCGAGTTGTTCAGCTCATACGTTTTGTCCTGATATTATGTTGACTACAGGTAGTTTTCACATGATGGACAGAATTCGTATTGGAGCTGATGTCTTCTTTGGTTTATATCGACATTCTACCCGTAAGGTAGCTCCTTCGACCAATTTGTCAGAACTTAGTTCTATAGGAGTTACATATGGTCAATATGTTACGACAAAGCTCTATACCCAAGACGTGAGATGTATGCAGCAGTGGATAGCTAGTGGGCTGAATAAACAAAGATTCCTTGAGGGACCTGAACTTTGTTCGAAACCCATGGCGTGTTATTTTAGTGCGGTTTATGGTATGAGTACGACACTTAGAGACGGTGCAGATGGCCAAGTATTTCTTAATTTGGTAAACTATGTTTATAAATTAGAAGTACAAGGTAGCCTGAATCGACATCTCGAGCATGTTGCAATTCGTGATCCCACTATGTTCACCCAACAAGTTATCTCTGGTGCGGCTCCGTGCCGTGCTGATAGAATCGTCTGGAAGAACGAGCGTATAAATAAGAGGAAGTGGTTTCCTAGCCGTATTCTCGACCGCTTATCGAGTTGTTGGGATCAATGGATGGGTAATAAAGCTACTCTTACTAGTGTTCGCCAGGTCGACGTTCCAGTACTGCTTCGGTCTCACGCTGCCTTCGCTATACCGGCAATCGCGGGTAGCGAAGAAGAGGTTAAGATCCTTGGCCCCCTTGAAGTTATCCCCGAGTATTTTGGTCTACCTTTGTGTGGATTAATAGAAAAACTCGAGGAGATGCAGGATAGGGAGCCTTTGATCTATGAGCGTTATGCACGTGAAGTTAAAGATGCTAACGCTCTTAAACCTGTCCGTACCGAGTATAAGTGTTTGGTCGGTGCTGGACGTCCTGAAGCTGTAATGGTGAATTTGACGGAAGATCAGAAGGCTCAGTATAGAGTTAATTTGGCTTTTCCTCTTCAAGGGAGGTACGAGCATAATCCTCGATTACTGAATCCCACTCAGTTTCAAGACATAGTTCCTTATTACTTCCCAGTTATTCCCGCACGAGCTCCTGCTCATGGTGAGGAAGAACTTTTATGGGCTCTCAAGATGAGACAACTGAGACCGCTTGCAGTTCCAGAAATAGGAGATCCGCTTTGGACTAAATTGTCTGCCTTTGTGGAAGCTCTAGATTTGACTGTAAGAGACGTCCCTATTGTCTCTTTTGATGAGTACCTTAACACGGTAGAAGGTCCTAAACGCCGAAGTTATCGTCAAGGGTTCGAGCGTTTTATGTCTACCGGTCGTTGTCCTATCTCCTATAATTTATTGGCAAAACCTTATGAAAATCAATATAAGGGTGTTGATAACGAGAATAAGCTTAAGGCTCGTTTAATATTTAACCCTTCTTTTGAACTTAAGGCTTTTGGCGGTTGGTTAGCTCATTTGTTGACCAAGGCAGCAAAGCAAGTATTTTTAGGAGAAATGGCCCTAGCCCTTAATCCCGGTGATCTTAAGAGGCGGATTATGCGCCAGTCAAAAAGAATGGCTAATCCTCTCTATGTCATGTGGGATGGAGCTAGACACGACGCCCATCAGTCGTGGCCCCTGATCGAGACTATAGATGTGCCTATCTTGACCAGGTTACTTGACGTTGTTGGCCCAGTAAATGGGTTTGATCCCCATATGATGGCAGTGGCTAGATCTATTATTAGCCAGCTCAATGCCCATTATATGGTTAAAGGTCGGACTCCCGGTAATAGAGATCGTAATATAGAACCATTAGTAGTAAATGGCAACCTTACCGGTACGGTTTTCTCGGGTCATCCTCTTCGGACGACTTTGGGTAACAGTATGCGGATAGTTGTTGTCGTGCGGTTTATTGAGTCTCTTGCTGGGATGAAGACCCTTAAAAATCAGTCGGGTGATGATACACTCCTTGTGATGGAGCTCCTGGATTTCCCAAACTTCTTTAAGTGGTTTCAAACCATTTATGGAGAGGAAGGGAAGCGGAGTGTTTTGGGTTTAATTTATTCGGATTTGTTCATTTCCATGGATAAGATGGAATTTCTCGGTAAAGAAGGGCGCATATTTGGTAAAGGGGTCTTGTATGACCTTGAACGGCCCATCGGGAAGATTCATACTTTTGCTTGGTATTATGAACATCTGAAGGATAGGGATAGAGTAGGTCAGGGTATTAGAGACTATATAAAACGTAATTATTCTCGTTTAGTTTATAGTGATATAATACCCTGTTATCCTACCTCTGATCGACCTATTGAATTGAAGTGGTGTCAATATGAATTCGATGCTGAAGAGAAGGACCAAGAGATCCCTGTTTTGAGTGAATTCTTGCCATTTTTACCTATAGCCGGATCCCCCGGTTTAAGTAAAAGTCTGGTAATCGGTCCAACTCTTATAAAATGCCACGAAAGTCCAAAGGTCAAAAAGGAAAGCCCGTTAAACCTAAACAACCACAAGTTGTTATCCAAACAGTCCCAAAGAAGCCTAAGAAGCCCCGGAAGAAGCAGGGCGGCCCGAAAGTAACCC